TCATGCTCTCACCTGTTCAGTATCAACACCTGCACTTATTACAACACTTCCTGTAAATATTTCACCATAAACTATTGGAACGGGAGTACCTGCTCTTGATGTATTTTGCGTACCAGAAAAATTAAAAGATAATCTAGGATCTTCTTCAGATGAAAAATCAGGTGTTTTTGGTATAGGAGATAACATCTCTGCAACACCAGAAAGAGCTAAATAGATACCTAAGTTTCCTGCTGCTGCTGCTGCGGTAGCTCCAAATCCTGCTCCTGCTGCCGTTCCAAATCCTAAACCACCACCTAATCCGAATCCAGCACCACCAGATGCAATACCAACACCAATCAATGCTGCACCAGCCAGCACTCTGCCTAGTCCTCCTTCGCCTCCAGCACCAGTTATCACAGGTACAAAATGTAAATCCTGTTTTCCTATAGGATCTTCTAATTCTTTTTCACTTATTTGATAATCACCAACTAAAACTTTAAAATTAGTATTTGCTATATATCTTTCTGTCTTTGGAAAATTAGATGTTAAAAATCTAATGGATTGACTAATATTATCTACTTTTGCTTCTAATTCTTTATGACCAACAATTTTAGCAAGTTCGCCATACAGTTTTACTTTACGCAACATAACGATACCTCCCTCCTATACATTTTAATAACCATTCTGATAATGGCTCTCTACAAGATAGTCTATCCGCTAAATGATGTAAAATTTCATCTCCTAAAAATAAAGCTACATGATTTAGACCTGGACTCATTATTGACATAAATAATAAATCTCCTTTTTGTAATTTTTCTTCTGGTCTTAATTGTCTGAATCCTGTTCTCCATGCACATTGTTCAAACATAGGATTTTTTAAAAACTCCTCTGGTGTTAAAGGTCTTTCCCAATCTCTTAAATCTATATCTAAATTTTCTTTATACCAATCTCTTACTAAAGACCAACAATCAGTTACACCCCAAACCCATTCACGACCCAATAATGGAGCTTTATAGCCAGTTGGTTCGTAATAACCCCATTGTTCTGTTTTAGGATTAACAATATGCCAGGGTAATCCACTATCTTCACAGCTAACTTTGTCAGCTTGAGTTGGTGTTGGTGGTGTTACAGGGTGGCTATGAATAATAGCTGTTATTTCTCCTAAATTATCTGCTTTTACATAATCTTCTGGATCAAGAATAAAACATTGATGACTATAAGTAGACAAATTACCGCAGGGATAATATTGTTGTTTGCCTTTAATATTTAGTAAAACACCAACAGATTCTTTTGGGTCTTGGTCTTTCGCATGAAGAAGTGCATCTTGTTTCCAATCCATTAGTTAAACGTACCAATCGAAGGAAATATGGATCTTGTGCATTGACGTTTCGGAGCACGAACACCAGCAAGGTCAAATACTGCTGCTAATTCAAAAGTAACTGTCTCTCTATTTTCTGATGATTTTCTGTCTATTTTGTATATTTCCTGCGGAAACTCTGCTGTAGAATCTGGAGTTCCCAATGGATTAGTATTACCTGGAAAGTTTACTGAATCTAAATATCTTGCTAAAGTTCTAATTCTTGTAACTGTAGCTCCTGTTAAATCATTACCTGCTGTTGTTGCATTTACATTTAACAAAATTGTTGTAATTGTATTGAGAGCATTACTAACAACTAAATTTGGTCTTGGTAATTGTCCTCTTGTATAAGCAAAACCCTCTGCTTGTATCGGCATTTTTACATAAGTATTACCAGCCCAAACAATATCTCCATTTCCAACTCTATTTGTACCAGCATGAAATCTATATGTTGCATTTGATCCATGTAAAGCAGCAGTAATCTCTAGAGTAAATAATTCTATAACTGCTGAAGGATTGATCTTTTGTAGATCAGTTATAATCGGAGCAGTACTCATGGTTCAAATACTTCTCTAAATGTTGCTTGTATTGTAGCTCTATTGTTATATGGTATTGACT